GCGTAAAGTTATTCGAGTTAAATGGCACAAGGTGAAGATGATGATTATTTTGATATTATCGATGAGAAGTCTATGACAGATTTGCACTTGGCTAATGCTATAAACTTGGATCATGTAGAATTCCTGGTTACTGGGAAGTTTGATACATATCCTATCTTTATCGCCAATTATCAACGATATAGCTGGCTAGATGTTTGTAATGTATCAAAAAATCCAAGTGATATGGTGGTTGGCTTGTTAGAACCAACTCAGAAAATGCTCATTGAAAAATCTCGGACAGCGCGTATAAATCAGAATCTTTACAAGTCTCTAGTAAATATCATCGGTAATTCCATGGAGAAAAGAGGCATGAGCTTCCCCCTGGCGAAACATTATAAAGATATTATAAAATATAACATAATCTGCAATGAAAATTATATGTATTGCTTCAAGTTCTTGATACAGCTGGTTTGTATGGTATCAGAGGCATCTAGAGAGGGAAAGACGTCGATCTATCCAAATATACAAATAGTCAATGGAGTTACTGTAGGCTCTTATGCGTATGGATCCATAAACTGGAAGATCTTTTCTAATGATTCATTCTGCATCTTATACGATATCAGCTCTGGTACCTATTATGCTGGTAGTTTTGATTCGGTATTGTTGATCCTGGACACTATTGGACAAAGATTATGTATGGACATAGGGAATCAGATATGTACTTTATGTGAGGTGCCAGGATGGTGTGATAGAGAAGTGTTAAATGAAATTATCTCAATCGGTGACAATGTTTTAAGACGCTACGGGAATAACGGATATGAGTTTATTGCGTTGTTCGAGGCTACTGTTGTTTCTGCTCTATTAAAGAGAAATCCTGATAAGATAACAGATCCTTCTGAGTTCTATGAATCTTGCAGAGAAGAGATACAAGAGATGATTAACGATCAGATGTTCGATGGAAGAATACTATTGATATTTGAACAGCTAGTAGAATGTTTGGTTACGTTGGAGAATGATATGCTCTCAAATGTTTTTTGTCTTTACAGAATATGGGGTCATCCTAGAGTGAACATATATGAGGGGATGATGAAGGTATACAAGAAGGGTATGGCAGAAAAAGCTGTTCCAACAACAATGGCCAAGATTATTTTGTGTCAGTTTCGAAAGATGTTCTTGGTTGAATTCTTCTCTGTTAATCACACATACCCACCTTGTTTATTTACAAACACGGAACCGTCATATGTTGTGGATTGTATAACAAGTGAGGTTCCAATTTCTTATGACAACCCTAGGTATACAATCTGGGAGTTTTTAGAAGTTCAGATCTCTCAGCTATGGGAGATGGAAGAAACATATGATGTATATCATATATTGAACGATAAAGCAGTTAGCCCTAATAGATCAGAGTTGCATGAATCTATACAAGGTGGAAAGGGTACTGTCATGGGGGTACAAAGGAGAGGGATAATCAGATGGTTAATGGGTAACAGCATAAGGTGTAAAGCCTTCCTGAAGAAAGTTGATGAAGAGGGTTTGGATCTAGATTCTCTTATAATCGGGATGTATGAAAAAGAAAGAGAGATCAAAATAAAGGCTCGGATGTTTTCTTTGATGTCCGAAGAGATGAGAATGTACTTTGTACTTACAGAGGAGTTGATCTCTAATCACATTCTCAGGTATTTTCCAGAAATAACCATGAAAGATCCATTGCATATTCAGGTAAAGAAGTTGTGGAATGCTAGTGGATATAGTCATAAGGACTCTTTGGATCCCACCATCAATATCGATTTTGAGAAATGGAATCTTAACATGAGAGATGAATTAACAAAGCCCCTATTTTTACAAATTGATCAGCTCTTTGGCTACACAAATCTGATATCCAGAACCCATGAAATATTTGAGAACTCTTATATTTATTCCTCTTCTGGAAAATATCTACCCGATATAGATGGAAATTATCTTTTGTCAACACCACCTATGTCTTATATGGGACACAAAGGAGGTTTTGAGGGACTGAGGCAAAAGGGATGGACAATAGCAACCATATGTTTAATCAGCTATATAGCAGATAATCAAAAGGTGAAGGCTCTACTTTTGGGACAAGGAGACAATCAGGTTGTGAGAATACAGATGCCCCATTTATATTGGGCAAATGTAAGACTAAATGAGCTAGAACGTGAATCTGAAGCAAAGAGGATACTGGGAAATTTCATGACAAACATGCAGAGTTATTTTTCTGAAGCTGGACTTCCCATAAAAACAAGAGAAACCTGGAAGTCGACCAGATTGTTTATGTATGGCAAGGTTATGTTTGTTGATGCTTATGCACTGTCACAATGGATGAAAAAGGTCTTACGATCTTATGCTTTGTCCAATGAGGGAACTTTGACGATTTCAGGAGTTATAGGAACTATCGCGACAAATTTGTGTGCTGCTGCACATGCTTCATCGAAACCAGATATCCTTTATGTTGTTTTTCTGATCCTTGGTGAGTGGTCTCTTGAGTACTTGTTTGCTTATCATCCTTTCACTAGGAAATCTGTTGTTGATGGAGGATTGTTAACCACACGGATTCCCTTCAAACAAGGGTGGAGAGAGATAACAACTGGACCAGTAAGCATTGATAGGCTAATAGCTACTATACTTTTAGTTCCTACAGCAGTTGGAGGAAGCATTACCATACCTCTACCTGGTTTCATAATAAGAGGATTCCCTGACAATGCTTCAGAAGGATACAGCTGGCTGAAGTTCTTATATGATGGTAAGAGTGGATACGAAATGATGTGGGCATGTTGGTACAGTTTCCTACCAAATGAAACAATTGAATATGATATGCTTGTTCAGTCTCCATGGTCTTTAAATCATCAAAAGCCGCCTACCCCTGGGTTACATTCGAGAGAAATGGTTAGGGACTGGATCTTGTCAGGAAGATTTTCCGATAATAATGTGATTTCAAATATGACTGAGTCGCTAAGAACATTTGATCGGAAAAGAGTATGCGAGATGCTTGTGAAAGAT